CGTCCATGCCCTTGAGCAGTTCGGCGGCCTTCTTGGTGTGCTTCTCGATCTCCTGCGTGGCGGTGAGCATCCGCTGCTCCATCTGGTTGCCGCGCAGGGCGGATGCCGCCCTCGCGTAGAACGCGCCCTGCGGCTTGACCGCTCCGGCGCGTTTCTGCACCTCCTCCTGCGCCGAGCGGAGCTTCGCGGCGTACTTGTCCACGAGCCGCTCGGCGAGGGCGTATGCGTCCTGCGCCTTCTGGATGCGGTCTTTCTCCTTGTCGGTCACGTCGTTGTCGGCGGTCGCTTCCGCCATCGCCTTGTCGAACTCCGCCTTGGCCTGCGCCGCCGCGATCTTCGACTGTCCGATGAGGTCTGCGAGGAGCTTCATCCCCGCCGCCGCGTCGTTCTTGAGCGTTGCCTCGACCTTGCGGTCGGTCTCGCCCTCGGCGCGGTTGCGGGCGATGTCCTCCGCCGTCTCGTTGAATCCCTCCTGAAGCTCCTTGACCTCCTTGTCGAACTTCTTTTTCGCTTTCGCCTCGGCGATGGCGATGCGCTTCTCCGCCGCCGCGTCGGCCTCGGCGAGCCGTCCTTCGAGGTCGGCGATCTTCTCCGCGTCCTTCTGCTTCTTGGACTTCTCGTATGAGAGGACGGTCTCAAGGAGTCTCTTGTACTCGTCGCGCAGCTCGCGGATGTCGCTGATCTCGTTCTCAAGCTCCGTGCGCTGTTCGCGTGTGAGCTTCTTCTCGATCTCGGCGACGCGCTTCGCCGCCTTTTCCGCCTCGGCGCGTGACGCGCCTTTCTCCTCGCGGCCTTGCGTCACCTCCTCGTTGAGCCTGTCCTTTTCGCTCCTGCCGCCGGTGAGCGCGTCCTTGTCGCCGCCCTTGATCGCGTTGAGCCGCTCCCGCGCCTCCGCGATCTTCCTGATGGTCTCGTCGATCCTCTCGCCGTTCTTGGCGATCTCGTCCGCAGACTTGCCCATGCGGAAGGTGATCGTGTTCCAGGCGTTCACCCAGAAACCGCAGAGCGACTGGTTCTCCTCGTTGAGCTCGCGGACGTTCTTGCTCATCTCGGCGATCTCCGCCTCGATCTGCATGATCGCCTGCGCCTTCATCGCCTCGTTGAACCTGTCCTGCGCGTCCGCCGCGAGGGATATTGAGTTCGCCGTCCGGTCGATGGCTATTCCGAGGCTTCCGTACCGCCCGCGCAGCTGATTCGAGAGCCGCTCCGCCTCCTCCATCTCGGCGTTCGAGAGCTTCTCTTTCTCCGCGAGCTGCTGGAGACGCTCCATGCGGAGCTGATCCGTCGCCCGGAGCTGATCGCCCTTGTCGCGGAGGTTCGACATCTCGTCCGAGAGTTTCGCCGTGTGCTTCGTGGCGGACGCCATGTACGCGCAGAGACCCCCGAGCGCGGCGACGATGGCCACAAGTATCCACGTGATCGGGATCGCGCAGAACGCCGTCGCCGCTGCGGAGGCGGCGAGATACCCCGCCGCCACCACCTTCGTGGTCGCCGCGAGGGCGAGGTTCGCCGTAGCCGCCACGCCCGCCGTCAGCGCGGCTTTCGCGTGGGACGCGGTGAGCATCCCGCTGACCGCCGCGAACGCCGTGTGCGCCGCCGTGGCGGCCTTTGTGGCGAGTCCGGCGAGGGTCTCCGCCGCCGCATGGGCCTTCGCGCTCACCGTGGCGGCGATTGTGGCCATGTTCAGCCCCTTGAGTGCCGCCGCCATCGCGGAGAATTTCGCCGCAATCGCTGACTTTGCGACAGCCGCCGTCTCTGCGTTCGACATCAGCACCAGACCTGCCGCGATCTGCTTCGCCCTTACGTCAATCGGCAGGTTCAGGGCGGCGAGGAGCTTGGACGTCCCCACCATCGCCGGAATCGCGGCGTTCCTGTAGTTCGAGAACGCCTGCGTGATGAGGGAAAACGAGTTCGAGACGAGGATTCCCTTTGAACACAGTGTGGCAAACGCCCCGGAGATCCCGTAGATGGCCGTAGATACGACTCCAACACCCGCCGAAAGCACACGGCAGGCGGTTCCTACGGTGAACATCGCGGCCCCGAACACCCCGATGCTGGCGACCGTCGCCGCAATCGAGGTGACGAGTCCCTTGTTCGCCTCCACCCATTTGGTGAAAGTATTGATCGCCGCCGTGATCCGGGCGACCATCGGCTGGAGCGTCGAGGACAGAGCCTCGCCGACCGCGTTCATCGTCCCCTCGACCGCGCTCTGGAAGAGCCGGAACGAGCCTCCGATGCCGCGATCCATCGCCCGTGCCGTTTCGTCGGCCTGGCCGGACACGTCGCGGAGCTTGGCGAGGAACTTGTCGAGCTCCTCGATGTTCCCTGCAAGCGACAGCCCGGACATCATGCCGCGCACGTCGAACACGTCCTTCATGAACGAGAGACGCTCGGCTGTCGGCATCTTCTTGGTGGCCGCCGCCACGTCACGCATGATGACGGCCATCTTCTTGAGGTTGCCGTTCGCATCGACCGCCTCCACGCCGACATCCCGAAGGATGTTCTGCACCTTCGTGTCGGCGAACTGGACGTAGGCCTTGCGGAGAGCCGTCCCCGCAAGAGACCCCTTGATGCCCATGTTCGCCATGATGCCGAGGGATGCGCACAGCTCGCCGATGTTCTCACCGGCGGCTGCGGCCTGCGGCCCGGCCATCTTGAGTCCCTCGAAGAGGTCGGTCAAGGTCTGCGCCGAGCCGTTCGCCGTCGCCGTGAGGATGTCCGCGACGTGCGTCATCTTTCCGGCCTCGAGCCCGAAGATGCGCAGGGAGTTCGCCGCGATGTCGGCGGACTCCGCAAGCTCCGTCCCCGTGGCGCGGGAAAGGTTCAGCACGGACGAGATCGAGGCTTCAATCTCGGAGGGGTCGAAACCCATCCGCCCGAGCGCGATCATCGCGTCAGCGACCTGCTGCGCGGTGAAGGACGTCTCCCGCCCCAGCCTCTGCGCCGTCCGTGTGAGATTCTCGAACGCCTCGCCGGTCGAGGACGTGACCGCCTGGACGAGGCGCATCTTGTCGTCGAATCCGGCAAATGACTTCTCCGCGAGGATGAACGGAAGAGACAGCGCACCGCCCAAGGCCATCATGTCCCGCCCAAGTCCCTGGCAGGCTCTGCCGAAGTCCTTCAGGCGCGACTGCGCGGCATCGAGGCTCTTCTTGAGCTTCGATGTCTCCGCCGTGACCTCCACGTAGGCGCGTCCGGCGCGTATGTTCGCGTTTGCCGCCATGCCTCTACCTCTTCTCCCTTATGAACGCGGCTTTCAGGGCCGCGAGCATCTCCTTGCCCTTGAGAACGGGCTTCGGCGGCTGCGGGGCGAACGGATTGAAGTCCGCCGGGCTTGCCGCCTTGCCTTTCTTCGGATCCCGCATCAGGTTGGCCGCCAACGCCATCAGCGAGGCGGTCTGGCTCCACTCGAACTTGCCCCGCCCCTCCACCATCCACACGAGTTCGCGCAGGGTGAAGGGATCGGGGTTCACTCCGAGGATTCCGGCGAACTCGCTGACGAGCGCATCGACTCCTCGATGCGCCGCTCGAGTTCCGGGTCCGACAACGCCTTTTCGAGAGCCGCCGTCATGTCCCCGGTGTACTTCCTCGCCAGCTCCACGGCTTTCTTGAGGAAGAGGCGTTTCGCTCCGGGGAAAAAATCGACGAGCTCGTCGAGGAGCGCCTTGGTGGCCTCGTCGATGGCGTCGCCCGCGAGGGCGCGTCCGAACTCCTCGTCCGTCACGCCCGCCGCCTTCGCCTCGTCCTCGACGCAAACCCAGAGGATGTCCACGAGGAGGCAGGGGTCGTTGGCGATGCGGTCGACGAGATCGACCTTCACCTTTCCGCCCGCGTCGAGCGTGATGACGTTCACGAGGTCGATTCCGAGGTGCGCCCGGATCCGCTTCATCTGAAGGACGTTGAGCGTCACGCTCCACATCCTCCCCGCGTTGTCCTTGAACGTTCTCATTGTCCGCGCCCTCCGTTAGTGTCCACCGCTCCCGCTCACCCACGCAGGAGCGCGGGAGACAAGGGTCGGCTTGCAGGTGACCGATACCTTCAACGCCTCCTCCAGAGGTTCCGAACGCGAGAACGACGTGACCACGAAGTCCGCGTCGAGGCCGTTTCCGTCGCCGTCCGAGACGAAGAGCGACAGCGCGGAGTTGTTGAAGTACGCCTGCTGGATCGCGGTGAACCCGCTGTCCGCCGTGTCCCAAACCATCTCGAACTCGACCGACGCCTCCTTGAGCGTCGCGGCGGTGATGCGCCAGCCTTCGGCAGCGCGTGTGGTGATGTCCGCCTCGCCCGTCTCCAGGTTCAGCGTCACGTCCGTGACGTTCGACATCTCGTTTGTCGCCTTCGATCCGGCGGCACCGTGAAAGATCTTCGCGTCAAGACCAAGTTTGTATGCCATTTCGATTTACCTTTCTGTGATGTTCATTTCACCGCGTCCTGCCACATCTTGGCGAGGTGCGGTGCGGATTCTTTCAACGACGGCCCCATGAGTGGCCGTTTCGGGTAGCGTTCGCGCTTGTACGCGCCGCCGAACTCGTGTGCTGACATCGACGTGCCGACGAATCTCTCCGACGGCCCGATCACGACGCTCTGTTGCCGCCTCTCGACCCCGAAGAGGATGCCGCGCTTAAGCGCTCCAGTGCGGCTGTGCGGCGGCGTTCCGGCTGCGGACGGCCTCTCGGACGTCTTCACCTTTCGCCGCGCCGCCGTGCGCACGTATGCTCCCATGCGGCGGAGGATCTCGACCGACGCCTTTGCGACGCGGGCGACGAGTCCGTCCCTGTCGAACTCGACCTCACTCCTCATTGCGATGCACCGAGAGGAAGGTCAGCTCGACCACGCCGGTGAACTGCCGCCTGTCGCGCAGATGCTCCGGCGAATAGAGCGGATTGCACTCCGCCTTGACGCACCGCAGCCCCGCAACCCACTTGTGCAGGAAACGACGCCCGGTGGCGGTCACCTCGCGGATCAGCGCGGGGACATCGTCCTCCGTGCATTTCTTGAGGATGCCGACCTGCACCTTGAAGCGGTCTTCGATGTAGTCGCGGGCGTTCGGCTTCGTCTCGATCCCGGCGGGGACCACGACGATCCGCTTCTCCTTGATGCCCTTGAGGTCGAACTCCGGTGCGAACATGATCTCCGCGCCGTCGCCGATCTCCTCGGAAACACCCTCCGCAAGCTCGATGATGTCATCCATGAGAATACCTCACGATCTCGAAGATGAGTGTTCCGACCGCCGAAAGGAGCGAGAGTATCGCCGCACCCATCGCCGCATGGAGGGTCTTCTGCAAACCCGTCGCCGTGGCGCAGGGCGGCGTGTGGTGCGCCTTGTCCGCGAAATGCATCTTCACCATGCCTTTCAGCTCGGCGATGTCCATCCGCGCCCTTGTCACGCTTTCCCACAGCTCGGGGAAGCCCGGAGGCATCCCCGCGTCGTGAGCCCTTTCCGTTTCCGCGCTCATTCGTCGCCTCCCGTGTACTTCGTGTGGACCCTGATTGCCGTGCGGTAAGGATCGCTCCATCTCCACACAGGTTCATTGTTGGGCGCGAGGACTTCATACACGCCGCCGTCGAACACGACCTCGTCGCCAGTCTGCGGCTCGAGATCGAGATCTCCGGCGGGGATGATGAAGTCCCGCGTCTCGGTGCGCACCCACGCACCATAGTCGTTCATGGAGCGGAACACCGTCCTCCCCACGACCGCCTTAACCCGGCGTTCATCCGTTCCGCGACGGTAGGTCGCATCAACGGCGAGAAGGTCAATCTGCGAAGTGCGGAGCGCGTCGATGCCGGTTCG